TTCTTCATTAAAATAAAACATCTCTCTTCCTGTTTCAGGATGAGGCACTATAACCTTAGTTTGGGCATAGCTAATAACCCCTAATAGTAAGAATGCTGTAAATAATAAGTGTTTCATCTTCTTTTTTCGTTTTCAATTTCAATTTTAATATTAGGATTTACAATAGCCCATTGCCAACACCAAGTACTATAACAAGGATAAGGAGCTAATAAATTAGTATAAGACATTAAATTTGTTGTATAGTATTCTGTAAACACATATTTTTTATTAGGAAAGATAATGTTTGTATTTTCTTCCTTATCAAGATTTTCTACCTGATTAAAGAACTTAGTTTTAAGAACCCCATAAGAGTATTAATAACATTCCCCTCTGAGTCTTTTTCGCTACAAAGGTACAAAATAAAGCTGAAACATTTACTTTTGTTTTCTCGGGTGTAATAGAAAAAGAAGCAGCATCGCCACGCCCCAAAGGAAAAGGGAGAAGTAGGGGTGTCTCCTCAGATCAAAGGTTTGTTTGT